AATTAAAGAAGTAATCAATGAACTAAATGACCTTACAGAAGGAGAGGAAATAAGTGGCTAAAGCTAAACAATCAGTAAAAAAACCTGTAAAGAAAAAGAAGAAACCTAAAAATTATTATTTTGACCAAAAGGTTGAGAACGCAATAATTCGTTATAATAATACAGATGATGCAAGATTAAAGAATACTATTTATAATGAACATATAAAATTTGCATTTGATAAACTTGCAGAAAATATAATTCATACATTTAAGTTTTATTATTTTGATGTTTCATCAGAACAAGTTAAACACGAGGTGGTTTCTTTTCTTGTAATGAATATGCATAAGTTTAAAGAAGGTAAGGGAAAGGCATTTTCTTACTTTAGTATTGTTGCTAAAAACTATTTGATTCTTCATAATAATAAGAATTATAAACATTTTAAGGTTCACGATAAAATGGATGTTCTTGATTATTCAACTAATATTCGTGAGAGTCAAGATAATTTTGAGGTTGCCAGTTTTAATCAAGAGTATGTAGATCAAATGTTAATGTATTGGGAAGAAAATCTTCCAAATATATTTAGACGACAGAAAGATATTTTGGTAGCTGATGCAGTATTAGAGATGTTTAGACGAAGAGAAAATATAGAAAACTTTAATAAGAAAGCTTTATATATTCTAATTCGTGAAATGACTGGTTCTAAGACTCAACATATTACTCGTATTGTTAATGTTATGAAGAAATATAATGTAAATCTTATGAAAGAGTTTCAACAGACTGGTCAGTTAGATACAGCCAATACGGGATCATTTCTGTAACACTCTGTTATATAGTGTTACACTTTTTTGTTTCGAAATGATACACTTTTAAAAACCTTCTAAGAAAGAAAAAACCTCATTTTTTAATGGGGTTTTTTTGTGCCCCTACATCTTCAAATATATAGACACTTAAAATTTTTTTTATTTTTTTTCTCAAAATAGGGTAGTTTGGTACACTTTTTGTACCATATATAGTGTAAGACAACATCACAAGGATGGAGTCAATCGAAATAAAAGTTAAGGAGAACTGAAATGTTCATAAACCTAATTAGAAAAATGAAGAGTAACAAAGGTAATTCACTAGCTGAATTCGCAGTTACTACCGCAATGATGGCTACCTTAGCAACAACTGCCGCTCCAAAATTTGGTGCTGTCGGTGATGGTGCTAAACAGAAAAAAACAATGAATAACATTGATAAAATTCTTACCGTAGCTAACAACTATTATAACGAAGCAGTATCTGAAGAGGGTAAAGGTCGTTTTCCAGGTCAATCTAAATATGACCAACCTGTAGGTGGTGTTGATTTAGCTGATGGTCAAAACACAGACGAAGCTCTTGAAGCATATATTGAAGATATCTTAGAAGATATTGGTTCATACACAGACGACAACTCAGATTTCGTATATGTGTTTTCACCAGCAGTTGATGATGAAGATGCATTAGAAGGTGATTGGATGAGTTTCGCTGGTGACCAACACCAAGTAGATGTTTTATTTGATGTTGATGGAGCAAATGACTTCAAGAAAAACTTTGGTAACGCAGGTATAGCATCACCCTTTCAGGATGGAGCTTACATTTATCTTGTGATACCAGGATCAGGTAGTGGTACTTCTGCAAAGAGTCCTGCCTTAGTAGTAGCAGATGTTGAAAACCCTGCTGAATTACATAAAACACTCGTTCCTTAAACGAGAGAAAGGAGAATAACGATGAAATTCAAGAATCAAGATGGTTTTACTTTGATAGAACTCATTATGGTTATGATTATTTTAGGTATTCTCGCCGCAGTGGCAATTCCAAGATACGCCTCAACAATTACTAAAGCTGAAGAAGCAGCCGAAGATGCAGTTATCTCACAGATAGCAGCTGGATTAGAAGTTTACGCAACGGAGCAATTGTTGGATAATGGTCGTAGAAGTTGGCCAGACAATCCTTGGGATGGTTTGGACACAAAACCTAACGGATATACAACTGATGTAACTGATGCTGATGAAGATGGAGAGTGGACATATAATACCACATCTCTACAAATCACCCATCAGAGAAAAGATAATAGCCGTTTTGCTTGGGACTACGATAAGGGTGTTCAAACAGGCGATGACGCTGATGTTGGAACTCTTGGCGATAGAGAAGATTTAGAATAGGATAGTCACTCATGAAAAACTCTGCTGGATTTACTTTAGTTGAGTTAGTCGTAACGATAGTTTTAGTGGGGATTTTGGTAGCAACTACTATCCCCACTTTTAACTCGTTGGTGAATGACACTCAAGCTCAAATAAACAGATCTAATATGCATATTATCAGAGATACATTTGTTCAGTATTATTATGATAATAATATGAATGGATTTCCAACAGAGCCTGAGAATTCACTTCTCGATTCCACATACCGAGAAACCATACTATTAGATGGTAGAACTCCAGATATGTTATTTAGTGGAGATTTACCATATAATACTAATAACAATCCTTATACTTATTATATAGAAACAGACACAAGTGATTATGGATGGGTAACTACTCGAATTGTAATTGAAGATAATGACCCAGATAGTCCGTCATACGAGGAATATGTAGTAGGAGAACTCTAATGAACAAAGGATATACTATGATGGAAATGGTTATAGTAATCCTGTTGATTGGTATTTTAAGTGCAGTAGCCATACCAAGATTTGAAAAAAGGATTGAATTAGAAGAACTCAGATTTGAAAAGAAATTCACTTATCAGATTTGGGAAGAATTAGAATTATACGCCAAAGAACAAGAAGAATTAACAGGAATGGAAAGTTGGCCCACAAACCCACTTTCTGTTTTAGGTCGCACGAGAGGAGTCAAAGTTACTCTATCATTAGGAATACCTGATGAAGATAATGAATGGCAATTTGATGGAACTAAATTATACCATAGGAGAATGAATAATGAAATTTGGTATTTTACCTATAACCGCGACAATTTTCATTTGTCTGAACTTCCAGTTCAGTTATAGTCAAGATACTTTAGATATAAGTCTCTGGCCTCATATTGCTCGTGTATCCGATTTCAAAACGGGTACATTCAGAGGAACACCTTGTGATGATACAGAATATAGAGATGATAATGGTTCACCAGCTTGGAAGAATTATGGTGGATGGTTAAGTGAATGTGATTCATTGTGGACAACATATAATGATTCTGTATTTGCTGAAAGAGATAGAATCAGAAAAATAGAAAAGGCTAAACAAGATAGTATTGATATGGCAATGATAGACGATGATATTGCAGAATTAGATTTAGATGCTATGTGGGATAATACGATTTGGAATGAGATAGTAGATATACAAGATGCCGAAGTTTATGAAACAGAACAGATAACAGCAGTTGCTGGAGTTCGTGGAGCAGAAGCCGAAGATGAAGCGTTACATCACTTATATTACAGAAGGAGTATGAAAGGAATTGCACTAATAGACTTACAGACAGCTTATGGTAAATTACGAAACAAGAAAGAAGAAATGATCAAAAAAGATCCTGATCATCCCAAATTAAAAAAGATAAATTTTCTAATATCTCAATTAGAAATCAAGATAAAAAATACTTGACTTGTATAGTTTTTTTTAGTAAATTCCAGTATAAATTGGAAAGGTATAATCTAAATGGATTTAGAACAAAAAATAGAAATAGTTTTATTTGGTCTTATAATGATTGTATTAGGACTTACATACTTTGGTGATGACAAAGTAGTTGAAGGTGTACAGAAACCTATTGTAACAGATGCAGAGTTTGATGAGTATCCGTTATATGCATGGAAAGATACTCACGAAAAATGGAATGGTGAAATAGGTGATGTTGTAAAAATAAGATACAGAGTTAAAAGTAGTAATACAAAAATATGGGTAATTGATTCTAACTTTAAGGTTGTCCACGAACAATCAGTAAAAAGAGATCCAAAACCAGATGGAACACCAAGAGATTTTACTTGGACTTGGAAGTTATATAAATCAGAACGAACTCAATATATAGAACCAGGAACTTATACTATAATAGTAGGTGGAATGTATCGACCTACTTCTACTATGGGAAAATTAACTTATCAAATTGATATATAGTCGTTTTTTTTCTTTTGGTATTTAATATTTATGATTGAAAGTTATAATGACTTTCCCGTACTTATCATTAAAAAACCAGGAGAACAACAAATGAAGCGACTAATTTGTTTAATACTAATGGGCGTGTTGACCGCCCAAAACTCGTCTTTCGGTGAGAGTCAACTTCCAAAGATGACATCACCATTTGAAATCGACTATTTAGATTTACCATATCCAGATACTTCAAAATATAAGGGAAAAGTATTGGTAAAATTTATAGTAGATGAAAGAGGAAAAGTTATAAACCCAGAAATAATAGATACTTTTGATATAGAGTTAAACGATGCAATAATAGATAGAGTTATGGCAATAAAGTTTAATCCAGCAAAACAGAATGGTAGACCAGTAAGAGTTCAATATAATCTACCAATACTTTTTCAATAATCTTAAGCAAAAAAAAGGGGAACATTAGTTCCCCTTTTTCATTATCCGATAATAGCTATTTACGGAATAAACCCACCAACACCAACAGAGCGACGAGTCCAGCGAAACCAGATTCGCCGAATGTGTTTATGATTGATGTCAGGTTACCAATAACATTTACGCCAAAGACACCACTTCCAAATAGCACTTCACCAACGGCTCCAATTGCTACAAAAGAAATGAGTAGGTGAGCTATATCGTCCACCCAACCTTTGACCAATGAGATGACTTCCTTCATTGTTTATCTCCCGTTTATTTTCTTATCATTTAACAAAAAAGGGATTTTTAACTTCCGTTTTCTGCTGTCAAGATATCTCTCGACATAAATAAATATATTATATACAATTTTTTATTTTGCAATATATATGCACTCATTTTTTGTTTATTTTATATTTATTTATGAGTTATAACATCTATTTTTAATACAATGCAAGGAAAATATAATGAGTCAAGATTACGAATTATTTGAAGGTAAATCACTATCATCATTATTTCAAGACATTTATGACAATTCTAAACATAATAAAACACAATTAGAATTATTGGTTAAAGAACTTACGAGTTTTATCAAGGATGGGGATATGGCTATTCAGTTAATTCCTATGATAAAAGAGTATTTAGAAATAAATGTAAAGAATGATGAACAATTAATTAAGTTGGCTACCGTAGTTCAACGATTAATTTCTGCTGAAGCCAAAGGTGGTGCAGAAGCAGAGTTCGGTTTATCAGACAAAGAGAAAGAACAACTACTCAAAAGTATAGATGATGTAGTTGTGGACATACAAAAAAAATCAGACGAAATCACAGACGATATTCAAACAGCCAAGGATAATTAATGGCATATAAAATAAATCGAGATGACGAACATATCGTCATACCAGATGGCCCTGTAACTACACGAGAAGTTCGTAAGTTAATGAAACAACAAAAAACTCCTGAGTTTTATGAGTTAGAGGCTGCAGAAGTTATTGAGTGCTTTCTTGATGATGAGGATTTACAAAAAGATGCTGATGGTGAGGTAGATTGGTCAACTTATGGAAATATTAAGGCCAGAATGGTTTTTAGTAATGGTGGTGCCGATGATACAATTATTGCCCAACCAATGAATTCTGATATTAAAAGATATCCTTATCCTGGTGAGTATGTAATTATAGCAGAATATTTTGGTCGATATTATTATTCACAAAAAATAAATTTAAGAAATAGGACGGATACAAATATAGTACCTGGACTAAGTAAACCAGGAATTGCTTATTCTGCTGAAAAACTAAAAGAAAATTTACCAGTAATTAATAATCCACTCATCAGAACACTTAATGCCGAAGAAGGTGATATTACATTAGAAGGTAGGTTTGGAAATACTATTAGGTTGGGTAGTAATATAAAAGAAATTAAAAAAGATGGTAGTGTAGAAAACTTTACAGGACAATGGAATTCACCAAATGTAATTATGAGGGCAGGACAGGGTATAGAAGAATCTATTCAGAATAAACCTGTTAAAGAAGATATAAATTTAGATGGTAGTTCATTGTGGATGACTACTCGACAAATTGTACCATTTAAAAAATCGTCTGAAAAGGCACATGGGAAAACCGTTCCAAAACAATATGATGGAAAACAAATTATTATAAATTCAGATAGGATAGTTTTTAATAGTAAAAAGAATAGTATTCATGCTTTTAGTAAAAGTGAAATTAGTTTAGCGGCAGATAGACGAATGAATTTAGAATCACCTATTGTTAATTTGGCAGATAGAATGGCAGACCAACCGGCAATTGCTGGTGATGTATTAATGGATGATGTTATTTGGCCAATAGTTGATGCATTGGTTTCATTTGCAAATCAAATAGCACCATCAATGGGTTCAGTAATAGATTTTAAAATACCGATAGATAACATTATAGGACCATCAATGGAATTGGCACAAACACTTTCACAACTTAAATCTTCACACAAGGATTCACCAAAAAGTACTACGGTATTTGTTGGAAATCCTAAAGGACCTTCAGTATAATGGCAACAAGATGTAAATCAATAGCTGGACAAAAGGTAACATTAGGTCCAGGTGATATAATCATAGAGGGTTCTGAACTTATTGAGGGAAGTGCAATTTGTGATAATAGAGAAGAATATCCATTTAAATTTATGGAAATGGAATGTGTTGCAGGTGATGATGGGGCAACTGTAATTTGGCCCGATACTGGTAATGATTTGATGAGGTATGAAGAGGGGGAAGAAGTACCAATAGGAACTACATTACATAAAGGGTGTGTACTTGAAAAAGGTGTAATAAAATGTGCACCTTATATAACCCAAGATTTATCAACAGCTACTGGTGATGATACAAAGGGAAATGATGGTGATGATGGAGAGGATAATAAAGGTTTTTGTGTGGGTTCTGGTAATGTTAATTTACCATCTAAAGAAGAAAAAGATTTTCTTGCAGATATAGCAAATTTTCAAATACCTGATTTACAGGCTTGGGCACTAAGTGGGTTTACTGCTAAAGTACAAGAGATGGTGGGTAAACTTAGTGCGGCATTAGGAAAATTAACTGCAGAAGTTGATGCTATTGTATCTAAAGCAAAACTTGATCCTGAAGATGTTTGTACACCACCAGTAAAGGCAGTTATTAGACAAATGCAGGCAGTATTAAAACAATTAATGAAAATAATGCCAATATTAAAACAGATAATTCAGATAGTAAAATTAATTAATAAGATTGTAAAAATAGTAAAAAAGATTTTAAAATGGACACCACCATTTATTGTTCCTATCGTTGAATCATTATTAGCAATATTAAATCTTGCAGGATTAATAGATATGGTAGTTTCTACATTAGTAAAAACGATAGGTAAATTTACAGCAATATTACCAAGTTTACAGGCACAATTAATGAGTATACTTGCACAATGTGCAATAGATGCAGGTGGACAACCACCAAAAACTAAAGAGGAATGTGAGGCAGCTGGTGGAACTTGGATTGATCCTGATGAATTAAAAGAGTTGGAAGATATGTATAATAAGATGATAAGTGAAACACAAAATTTAGGTATGGATGAAAAAGTTGGATTTTGTTCTATAACAGAATATATAGATAAGAAATCTTGTGAAGATAATGGTGGTGTGTGGACAGATTTAGATACTGATACAAATTTTGATGATGTAGATACATCAGCATTATCAAGTGAATTGGCAAAACAAATGGAAGAATTAGAAAGATGTTTTGCAAGTCCAGAATTAAATGAATATTTAAGAGGTTTATAGTAAAGGAGTAAACAATGAAAAAACAAGAACTGATAAAGATAATCGAGTTGGTAGTTCGTAAGGAAGTTAAAAAACAAATGAATGAGATATTTATTAAAGATAATGACTCATCTTCACTTGCCGAATTAGTTACAGCTCCAACACCAAAGAAAGTTCAGAAACCTAAAAAGGAAGTAAATTACACCTCAAACGAGGCACTTAATAAAGTTCTGAATGAAACCGTTGGTGGAGTTCCACAAGGAGAAAGTGGTGAATATCCAACTATGGGTGGTGGAGTTTTTGATAGTAGTAAAATTAATCAAATTCTTGCAAGAGAAACAGGTTTAGGCGACACGGAGTCCGTAAAGGAAAAGAAACGAGAAATAGCAGCAGTTGATTCTATAAAGAAAGCTGGAGTATCAGTTGAGCAAGTTCCTGACCATGTGACGAACGCATTAACTAAAGATTATTCTAAGGTAATGAAAGCCATAGAACAAAAAAAAGGTGGAACGAACTATCGTCCATAAGAGGTGAGTAATGGCATTAGATAAACAATTTCTAAGGTATAAACTTGAGAGTATTAAAAATAAAAGAATTTTTAAAGACCAAGATACTGAAACTAAAAAAAGAATAAGAAAAGAAAATGCTAAATTATCTGCAGAAGAAGCAGATGCAATACATTCTTATTTGACTGGTGAGGATAATATAGATAAACTTGACAATAAATCCTTTTTAGAAAATAGAGCACCTGGTAATTTGTTTCTAAATCCAAAACAAGTTACGATGGGAAAAAGAAAAGAGTGGGTTGGTAATCTAAATATTAAACAAGTTCAACGAGATCCTAAAATTAAAAAAAGTGCATTATCACAAATGTTAAAAAGATTTAGGACGGTATCAAAATTTAATATAGATTTTGCAAAACAACTTATAATATTTAAAAGAATTTTTGATAAATTAAATATTATGTTTAGTTCAAGTACAATTAAAACTGATGGAATAATAGATGCTGGTGGATTTAAAAGTAAAGGTTCAATCGGAATTACAGAGGATTTTGTTGTTTCAGATACATCACCATCAGGAATAACAGTTCGTAAAAGAATTGTGGTAAAGAATGGTTTGATTGTCGGTCAAGAGGTAATTAATAATTAATAGGAGAATATAGTGGGAGCAAGAGAAAAAGATTTAAATCCAGATGTACATATTGGATTAGAACTTCCTATTGGATATTCTACTACTGGATATTTTAAACAAACTAAAACTACTCTTCAACAGGCAAAATATAATATTATAAATTTATTACAAACTATTCCTGGAGAAAGACTTGGACAACCAGCTTTTGGATCACAATTACATACTATTTTATTTGAGCCTATGAATGAAGATTTTTCTGATATTTTAGAAGATTCTATTAGGACATCAATATCAACTTGGTTGCCTTACATAAACATTAAAAACATAGATATTACATTTCCAGAATACAATGTAAATAGAGTTAATATATCGATAGATTTTGGGTTGTCATTTGAACCAGATAGATTTGAATCTGTATCAATTAATTTCGACCAATTCGAATCGGCTATTAATGAATAAGGGAGAAGAAAATGGCTACAAAGGGAGTTAGTAAAGATGTTAAATATTTAAATAAGGACTTTTCTGCATTTAGAGATGGTCTTATTGAATTTGCTAAAACATATTTCCCAAATACATATAACGATTTTAACGAAGCAGATCCAGGTATGATGTTCATAGAAATGGCATCATATGTTGGTGATACTTTGTCATATTATATGGATGAACAATTTAAAGAAAGTATGTTAGCTTTTGCTGAAGAAAAGAAAACCATATATGAAATTGCACAAGGATATGGATATAAACCAAGACAAGCATCACCTGCAACTGTAACCCTTGATGTTTTCCAAACCGTACCTGCAAATCCAAATAGTGTTGTAGATGAAAAAAGACAACCAAATGAAGATTATTGTATGCACATACCAGCTGGGATGCAAGTAACATCAGATAATGGAACGGTTTTTAGAACAACTGGTGATGTAGTATTTAGAGATTCTGGTTCGTTGAGTCCAAGACAAGATGATATATTTGAAGTTGATGATTCACAAAATATTACTAAATGGTTATTGAAGAAACAAGTTCAGGCAGTTAGTGGAACAATAGTTACTGAATATCATAGTTTTGGAGAAGTAGAACAATACAAAAGAATTGCACTTGATAGGGAACCAGTATTAGAAATAATTTCAGTAACAGATAGTGATGGTAATAGTTGGTATGAAGTTCCATTTCTTGCACAAGATACAGTATTTTCTGATTTTGAAAATACCGAGAACAATTCTCCTGATTTAGTAGCAGGTAGAAATTTTGCACCATTTTTATTAAAATTAAAAAAGACATCTAAACGATTTAAAACTTATATAAGACCAGATGGTAGAACTGAAATGAGATTTGGTTCTGGTACATCAACAAGTTCTGATGAAGAAATTATTCCAAATCCAAATTCAGTTGGTTCGAATTTACCAGGAACACCGAGTTTTCTTGATACATCTTTTGATCCAGCAAATTTTTTGAAAACAGAAACCTATGGTCAATGTCCGAGTAATACAACACTAACTATAAAATATTCTTATGGTGGTGGAATTGACGACAATGTAGCATCTAATACAATAAATAATATTACATTACAGGATCCAAAATTTGATAGTTCTCTAAGTTTAGATAGTAATTTACAGACTATAACTCAAGATTCATTAGCAGTTACAAATCCAGAACCAGGAACGGGTGGTGGAGGACCAGAAACAATTGAAGATGTTAGAACCAACGCGGCAGCTTATTTTCAAGCACAAAGTAGAGCAGTAACTAAAGACGATTATATAACTCGTGTATATTCTTTACCAGCAAAATATGGTAATATAGCAAAGGTATATATGATACAAGATGAACAAGTGGCAGCTACTGGACAGAATGAAGCAGACCCAACATTTCAACCTAATCCATTGGCATTAAATATGTATATGTTGGGATATGACAATAATAAAAAAATAGTTTCTATAAATAATGCTGTTAAGGAAAATATAAAAACATATTTAACTCAATATAGAATGATGACAGATGCAGTTCAATTAAAAGATGCGTGGGTTATTAATATTGGAATAGAATTTGCAATTTACACGAAAAAAGGATTTAATAAAAATGAAGTATTGTTAGGATGTGTAAATGCAGTAAGAAATAAATTTAATATTGATAGATGGCAAATTAATCAACCAATTATATTAGCAGATGTAGTTTCTGATATATTAAGTGTAGAAGGTGTTGCAACCGTAGTCAAACCATTTGAAAGTAGTACAGAACTTGTTTTAATAAAAAATAAATGGGGAACTATTGGTGGATTAACTTATTCTGATAATATATATGATGTTACATCCGCAACTTTTAATAGTGTAGTTTATCCATCTGTTGATCCTGCAATATTTGAAATTAAATACCCCGATACTGATATTCGAGGTAGGGTAATGGGAGATATATAATGCATTATTTTGAATTCGCAACAAAGGATACAACACTATACGAGGAAAGTCAGAGTTTAAATAGTGGACTTGATGAAATTCTTGAGGTTAGAAAAGATAAAAATGCAGATGGTTCTGTGATATATGTTTCTCGTGCTCTTATTAAATTTGATTTAACTTATATTTCACAATCTGTAGTTGATGGTCTTATATCAAATCCTACTTACTATTTGAATTTATATGATGCTAACTCACAGGGATTAAATATATCACAGACATTATATGCATATCCAGTAAGTCAATCTTGGGATGTGGGTTCTGGTCGTCAAGATTCAAATCCTATTATCGAAGATGGTGCGAGTTGGAGATATAGAGATAATGGAACAACTGAAACACAATGGTCAAGTGTTTATACTGGATCAGGTGGAACTTGGTATAGTGGTTCTGATGGACAATATAGTTTAGAAGCTTCTCAGTCATTTACACACGAAGCAGCAGATGTCAGAATGGATGTAACAGGTATTGTAAATAATTGGATTTATAGTGGTTCTTCATATGCCAATGAAGGATTTATGTTAAAGAGAAGTGGTAGTATAGGAAATTCAGATTCAAGTTTACCAGAGGGTGATACTACACATTATGGAAGATTTGTATTTTTTAGTAGAGATACCCATACGATTTATCAACCAAAACTTGAAGTAGTTTGGGATGACTCAACTTGGGCAACAGGTTCATTATCAGCACTTTCATCTGATAATTTAGAAGATATGGTTCTTTATATGAGAGGATTACGACCTGAGTATAAGGAAAAATCAAAAGTAAAATTTAGAGTTATAGGTAGAGAAAGGTATCCAGAAAAATCTTACTCAACGAGTGGGTATAGTACGGGATATACAACAGCAAAATATCTACCAAGTGGTAGTACATACTATCAAATAAAAGATGCATATACAGAAGAAATTATTGTTCCATTCGGTAGTGGTTCGGTAGTAAGTTGTGATTCAACAGGAAATTATTTTAATTTATGGATGGATGGATTACAATCAGAAAGATTTTATAGAATAGAATATAAGGTTGTTAGTGGTAGTGGAACTGCCGATGAAACGGTAGAATTTTATGATGAGAAACATACCTTTAAAGTAGTGAGATAAAAAATGCCTTATACAAAAGATGAATTACAAAATCTTCCATTTTATCAAGGCCTAATAACCAAAGATGAAAGTGAATATTTAAAGTTGATTGAAAAAAGATCACAGTCTTGTAGTACCGATGATGGAATTCTTAGGGATAAAAAAAGTAAGAATGTTATTTTATTTGAAAATATAGTTCCAGGTCAGGGAACTGATGGTCAAAGTCATCCTGAAAATTATACTATTTCCTATCAAGGGGGATATTGGATATATGAAGATAGTGAGGAGATTAATAAAATATTCGCAAGAGAATTTACGGAACTCTAATGGCTAAGAAAAAACAATTAACATTACATCCATCAACAGGAAAGTTATCGAGATTGAATGATAAAGATTTGCCTCTTGTTGGTATAGATGGTATAAGTGATGGTGATCCAGTAGCTCCATTCGGAACTTTAAATAGTGATATAATAGAATATTGTGTTTATGATACAAATGATAATTATCTTGCATCTGGTGAACTTGAATATCCACTGCCACCATCTTTAGATATAGGTTCACATCTTAGAAATCTTGGTTATGAAAGAGGAACATATAAAATTGTTTATAATTTTCTAAGACGAATTGGTGGTTCATCTAATTATATTTTAACAAAAAAATCAGATAAAAGTATTTTTACCGATGATTATATGGTTGATACAAATGGTAAGATATATGCAAGTCATGAACCTATTCCTGGAACACAAGTTCCTTTATTGGATGAAAATGGAGTTGCAATAGAACTACTTGTACAAGATGATAAACTTTGGTTACAAGAACTATCACCATCTCGAACTGAAATAAGATTAAGACCAAATCCAGGAATTATTGATACCGATTATTTCGAGGCCTTTAGATTATTAGGTTATACTTGTTTATCTTATACTGATGTGAGTGGGGAATCTAATATAACATTTGGTAATAATGGTGATGTAGCAACAATAAATGGTGGAAATATATCATTAACAGATGCAATGAAAGGTGGAACTCTTAAAATTAGAGATGCATTTATCATTGATTATGAAGAGGTTCCAGAAGTTATATCACGATACAATCCAGTAGTTGATAATGAAACTGTACAGCCCGCCGAAAGTTTAGTAACAAATGGTCATTTTGCAAATCAAGAAAATATTGATGAATTAGGAGTAAATTCTGGAAATCATCAGATAATTACATTTGCAAATCCAGGAGCAAGTACATTTGTTTTGAGAACTTCTAATTTTGGGGATGAAACTAATGATAACAATTATCAACTTTTATTAAATGGGATACCTGGTGAAACTTATATAATGAGTTGTTGGGTTCATTGGGATCAAGCATGGCCAGAACTTACTCACCGAGAACTATTTAGTGGAAAGATAGAAGTAGGTGGAAGTGAACAAAGTTTTAGTGATAACAAACAAAGACTTAAAGTTAAAAATATAGATGGTATTGTTTGGGAACTTATGTATCAAGCAATAACACTACCATCTAATGGTGATGGTTCTTTTAAATTAAATTTAGGTAAAACAGCAGATGCAAATGTAGGTAATCGATATATAACAAATGTTCAAATAGAAGCTGGTAGTATAGCAGGACAACCAACGCCATATATGATTAGTGGTGAGAGAATAGAAGAAGAAGATGTACCAACATCAGGACTTATTACTTTTATAGACAATGATACTGTAAGAGCAACTTTTACGGATGAAGATGATGGATTTATTGAAGAGATGGTCGGTGGAAAAATTTGTATTAAAGATGCTTATGTAGCAGACGAAAATTATAGTCAAGATAGTCAGATAACTATATTGGATGATGTTGAGATAGCAAACGCTGGTGCCGATGATATTGTAAAGGGTGCTGGTGAATTTCGAGTAAGTCCATATCACGGAGATGGGGCCGAAGATATATCGGGTAACTTAGGAATATGGTTACAAGTTGATTGGCAATATGGGTTAATTCATATAAAACCAAATGGTACACAGATTACGGTTAGGGCTAATTACGATAGTAATTGGAAAAAGTCTAATTATTACACAATTCCAGATTTTCAATTGGGAGATAAACTAAGACTTACTGCAAATAATATAAGTGGTAAGGCTGGTATACTTACTCGAATGGAACATATATTAGGTTCTGCAAAAAGTACTTATCAATCAGGAGATCCAGAAGCAGATTATGATTTACCTGACGATGATGGAGATGATACATTTTCTGTTGATAATCCTGGTGTATGGAATATTACACAAGTAAATGGTGAAGATTATACTGGGGGTGTTAAAGTATTACATGATTATGAAACAGATGGTGATAATGATTTTTGGAAATTAGATACTATACATACAAAGTTAAGAAAGGCAGCTTGGATATGGGCTGACCAAACAGAAAATAATCAAACAGTTGTATTTGAATGGCAACCAAATGATGTAACTTCCAATATTTGGAGATATCCAGATCCTAATCTTTGGTCTGATGCAGTAAAACCATCTGGATGGACTGATGGATTTAATTGGTTTGCATATGGGAATAATGATAGTAGAAGATTTGATAGGTCAGATTGGCATAGTGGTTGGATAGGATATCACGCTAAATGGGTAGAAGGTGAAGGTGAATTTGGTGAAAATTGTATGAAATTCATTGACCAAAATTCACAATTTAACGCTCCTAACCATAATGATTATCAAGGTCCTCATAGAACTGCATTCAATACAGATGAGGACGAACCCTTATCTTTAGCACATAGATGGTTAGGAATTGCACAAAAATTACCACATAAACTTGTAAGTCAAGGAGTTAAGGCTGGAGATCAAATAACAATATCTTGGAATCAAAAATCTGATACACCAAATAAAGGTGCACTTGTTGGGTTGTTACATAGTAAAAAAAGTGATGGATCAAGATATTGGGGGGATCAAGGAAATAGTGGTGTATGGGGAACTAATTTAGCAACTATTGGTACTGATGAAAGTGGAGTTCCTTACAAGGAGGCATGGGAAAGAGAATGGTTTAGGTACAAACCCGTTTCACAAGTTGGAAAATGGGAAAGAGTTAGTTATAATGCAATAGTAGAGGAAAATTTTGATTTAACTAAGGATACTACAATTTATGTATATGGTAATTATGGTCCTGAAGGTATTTTGTGGGTACAAAATGTCCAAATTGAATTAACAGAAAATTACGAAAAATTAGAAGTATCACCTGTAACGACTGATTTAATAGGTGAAATAGTATCAGTAGAAAATTCTATGCAACATGGTGGTAGAGTTAGTACTGCAACACTTTTTGCAGATTATCAAAGTTTAGCTCCAGATGGTACAATATTTGATAACGATGCTAACATACGAAGGTGGAATACATTTACAGATTTTTATGTTGATTATACTTCATCTTTAGCAGAAACTACTCCTGTATATGGTACATTACGAGGTGATATTAAAAATATAAATGGTAATAATATTACATTAGAAAATAGTTATGTTGAACTTGGAGAACAAGATGGACATGATTTTGATAATACTTTAGATGTAAATCAAAACTCTACTTTTGATAAATGGTTTATACAATATCCACATGATAATTCAACTGATTTGAGTAAATTATTAAAAGTTGGACCAAACAATTTTAGTTTAATAACTAATTTTAAAATTGATACACAAGAATATCCTGACTACCCACATTCAGTAGTTTATAAATTATATGAACCTTTACCAGAGGGTATTGAAGAAAAAGATTTTGTTACGGTTGTTAGAGAAATGTCACCACCGATAGAAGAAAATGTTACACTTATTCCTTTTGTTGAAGAATATGTTAGTGATGTAGTTTTAAGAACTCCTGATTTCTTAAATACACAGAGTCCAATAGGACCAGGACAGACAGAATTTAAAAATCGTAATCAGTTAGTATCTTCCGATACTGAAATGAAGGATAATATTGAGAACGAACTTGTAAGTGGTAGTTTAAGTGCAGATATTAATGTTGATTTTACATTATTTGAAAACTTTATTCACTTTAGTTCTGCTGAACAACGACTTAAAAACTTTAAATATAAATTAGATTTAATAGAACAATATACTGATAGAAGTGCATCTTTGGCAGGAGCTGGAAGTGGTTCAGCTGGATTAAGTGGATTTAAAAAGGTAAAGGCAGACCCAGGAGCAGGTTCTTATTTAATTGTATCTGGATCAGATACATTTAGTCCATCATTTACCCCAATTAGTGGTTCGTTGACTCAAGTACAATATTGGGAAAAGCAACGAATGGAGACTATTAATTCGTTTGATAAATTTGAAAAATATATGTTTAATCAAAGTTCTTCTTTTTCAAGTGAATCTGTTGGGATATTTCATGATAATGCCTGGCCCAAAGAATCAGGTGAAGGAACATATTCCAACCCATATATTCTATATAGAACTTCTGAATCAAAGGCTTCAAATTGGTATTCAAATCAATTAGTTTCTGCTTCAGATTACGATAAAGCAAATAAACATAGATTACAAGGACATCTACCGATGTTTGTACAGGATAATGATGAGAACGCAGTATTCTTAAAATTTGTTGATATGGTTGGACATCATTTTGATGATATATGGACATACATAAAGGCTATGACAGATGTGTATGATAGGAGAGATAAACTTTCAGAGGGAATTGCAAAAACTTTAATACATCCTGTTGCACAATCACTTGGGTGGACAATTCACGATGGTAAATCTTTAATTGCATTACCACAATATATGTTTGGAATGCAAGTAAGTGGTTCTGAAAAACCAGTAGAGTTTGGAACAACTGCTGAACGAGATATATCAAGAGAAATTTGGAGTCGTATTTTAAATAATATGCCTTATTTCTTAAAGACAAAAGGAACATCACGAGCAATTAAAGGATTAGTAAATTGTTATGGTATACCATCAAGTATTTTACGAGTTACTGAATATGGAGGACCTGCACTACCAGGAAATTCAGCAGACCATTTCTTAACAAGAAAATTTACAAAGGCTTTAAAATTCTTTGGGGCATCTAATAATACTTATGTTTCTACAAATAGTTGGTTTCCCGTAGTATCTGGTAGTGCAACTAATAGAGTTCCTGATACGGTAGAGTTCAGATTTTCTGCAGCTACTGGTTCAAATCAAGTGTTGGTAAGACGAGGTAATGATTGGGCAATTAGATTAAAAGATAATGGTTCAAGTGACACTCGTGGTTATGTATCTTTTATGTTAAGTGGTAGTCATGGATATAATGAAATTTCATCTTCTGAGTTTCCTGTATTTGATGGAGAATTTTGGTCTGTAATGTTGACAAGAACTATGAGTGGTTCTGCTAAAAGTTTTGTATCAAGTGATACTGGTAGTTTAAATGTTGATTATACATTATATACTAAAAAATATGATGCTGGTAGAAGTAAAATTATTTATGAATCTTCTGTTGGAATGGCAATTAGTGGTTCTGTTGGAGTTAATTCGGGTTCGTATAATTTAGCATATTCTGGTAGTGCTACAACAGTTACTTTAGGTGGACCACAAAGTAGTGATTTTGGTGAATCATTAAGTGGTTCTATGATGGAATACAGAAATTGGACTACGGCATTACAAGAAAGTGCATTTGATAATCATGTGGCCGCTCCAATAGCATTTGATGGTAATACACCATCTGCATCTTGGGAAGATTTAGTTACTCGATATTCATTTGATGATGATAAAGATTTAAGTGTAACTGCAAATCAATGGTTTCAAGATGTAACTGCCGACCAATCATTTACAGCATCTGCAAGTCCAAGTGGATACTCAAGTGCAATGGGAGATCATTTTGCATCTGTAGTAGATGAAACAAAAATGAAAGTTCCTAACTTGGGACCAAGTGGTAGGTCATCTAACAAA